AACAAACTTTGTAATTTAGTAAGGGAGTCAACCGTATCTTCAACGCCTTTAGCCGCACTACCAGACATTGTAAGGCCAAGAACTTTAGCCTCACCCAGCATTTCTTTTAGGCCATCACTGCCTTGAGATAGGGTATTTACAAGCGCAGCACCTTCAGAGTCGAACAACTTAAAGGCAAGCCGTAATCTGTCAGATTCGCTTTCTACCTTCTCAAACGCATCAGCCAAAACAATCATGCGCTTATCTAACGGCATTCTGTTTAGCTCTTGAGCGTTTATGCCTAGCTCTTTGATTGCCCCTTTAGCTTCACCAGTACCCGCTGCGGCTTCCGCAGTTCTTCTGGTAAACCTTTGCAGGGCCATATCCATCGTTTGAGTAGCCACGCCAGTAAGGTCAGCGGCATATCTTAATGCGGCTAAAGCCTCAGTGGTTGTGCCTATTTTTGCAGCAGTTTTAGCAAGGGAGTCTGTTGCCTGTAAGCTGCGAGAGATAAGAAGGCCAAACCCAGCCGCGCCTACTAAGCCTACAATAGCTGTTTTAGCACTAAGGACAGCGCCAGCTACAGCTTTTAAACCTTTGGTAGCAGAACCAAAACCTTTCTTGGTCTTATCAAACGCCTTAATCGTAATGTTTACATTTTCAGCCATTGCTCTCACTCATTATCTGGAAATAGGCCAGCCACTCGTTAAAGTGACTGACAGGCATTTGCTCTGCTTCTTCTATGCTCATGTGAAGGCGGTCAGCCAAGGAAAGCAGGTTCATCCTCGACTGATCGCTTCTTAGTTTCCCTCGGCCGCCTCTACAGATTCGATCTGTGCAAACATCTGATTTGCTATTTCACTAATTACATTAGTTTCTTCGCCCATCAAATCAATGCGATCTTCAGCAGAAGTAAACAGCTTGTTGCCGCCCTCGTCCTCTGCCTTCATAACGATCAAATCCACCATAGCGCCAACGGTGGTGTTGTTAAGAAAGTTGGGGTGCTTCTTCTGTAACTGGTCTAAGTCATAGCAAGTAATGCTTCTGCAATACAACTTAAACGCTCCAGATTCGTCACCCCACTCAGGAACTGACACTTCTCTTGCTTCCTGCTTTCTTCTACTGCGTAACTCTTTTGCTAAACCCATAACTATCTCCTAGTTGTTAAATTAAGCTGTTGCTTCTGTTATTGCTCCGCTGCACTGGATAGAGAAGCTGGCTTCTACCATGCCATCAAAAGAACCAGTGATTGAACGAGAAGTAACAATGCCGCCACCAGAGAAATAGCTTTCACCACTGCCGGTGCCTGTAGGGTAGATTTCAAAATCAACAGCAGCGCGCTCGTCTAGGATCAGTTGCTGTGCATCAGCTTCGTCCCAGTAGCATTCGATAGATACTGTGTTAGTTTTCAAACCTTCTTTATAAGTTCGTGCGGTATCGCCCATTACACTGTCTTCAATGGTATCTGCTGAACCATCGAACGTGAAAGAACGAACCTCACCCACAACGGCCACAGAGCCGCCTGATGCTGCGATTTTTACTACACCTGATGCGCCTGTTTTAGTCGCCATGATAATTACCTTTTAGTTGTGTTTAAGTTGTGCCGCGAGTGTATTGATACAAAACGCGAACTGTAATAATGACCCCACCAACGGGATCAATAGAACCTTCATCAATCTCGACTCTAGTGATCTGCGTATCAAGGGCATAGCCCCCACGCAAACGATCTACATCAAGACCTTCTTCTATTGCTTCGATAATATTGTTTCGGGCTGAATCAATAACAGACCCTTTAACGTAGCAAATAAATTCGTAATTGATAGTTGCCATACGCTGGGTGATAGACCCACCGATGCTGCTATCTTCTCTATCCTCATCTGCACTGCGAACGAGAATAGCGGGAAACTGTGCGCTTGATAACTTAGTAAAATCAAACGGCTCGCGGGTGACATACTTAATATCGACCGGAGTCTTAACCGCCTGTAACGTAGCGACTAAGTTGTTAGCAATGTTTTCTCTTACACTCATTTCAATGCCCTAAAGAATGCTTCGCCTAGTTGCTTTTCTTCGCGGTTATTAAAACCAAAGAAAGGACGCTTTATATTATTCATAGCGGCCTTCTTAGATTCAGTGGCTCTGCTAAAGAATATATCAGCTTGCCTACCGCTTGCCCTAGATGTCATAGAGCCTAACATCTGACCTGTAAACTGTAGATCAGGATTGGTGCTTCTGCCTCTGCTAGCTCTAAATGCCGCATATAGTGGCGTATACTTCTTGAACTTGCCGCCCTTAAAACCAACGCCTTTACTGGTACGGGCTTCAATAATATTAATACCGACTTGAGCAGTAATCGACAGCGCCCTTTTAACACTGGCTGATAACTCTTTGCCTTTCTTGCCAATACGCTTTGCAACGTCCTTGGCATTGGTATTAATCTTAATATCCATTATCTATCTAACCGCTGACCGACAGATTGCTTTTCATCTTCTTTAACTACGCCATCGCCGTCTTCATCATATTCAACGCCATCAGCTAATACGGATTCTATCTCTTCACCGTATCGGGCTTTGTAGAAGTCAATCATGTTTCCGAATCGGTCACCTTCTGTCCAGTTAGTCAACTGCGGTAAGGCATAACGCCATAGAACTAAATAAGCACTGGCCATAGTAAACTGCGTTGCTGTTAGCTTACTGTTATCCATCTCGCCAGCTATGTTCTTTCGTGGCCACCACTTAATCCGTAGCTCACGCTGGATATCTGCTTGGGCTTTAGGGTGTTCCAATACGAAAGACTCGATACCTAGATCGAGAATATCGGGAATAAGTTTTAATAAATCTGCATCGCTTGAATAAGCCATTACCACTTCACCTTATCTGCCCAGTATGCCGCTGATGCTGTTTTATCTTTGCGGCCTCTTGCTATATCTTTTGCAAACCTAGCTTTAAACGATTTACGCTTTGCCTTGTCTGCCTCTGATTCGTTCTTGCGGGGTGGCTTGTTGTCTGCGCCCTGTTGACCGAACCTAATTAGCTTTACCTTATCACCTTCTTTCGCTAGTACAGCGTGGCTTTTGTTGCCATGTTTAGGGGTGCGCTTTGGCTTGTTGTAGCCGTCGAACCTTTCGCCGCGATAAGTTATAGCCATATAAACCTCAAGTAAAAGCCCCCTCCGAAGAAGGGGCGATTAGTCTTACAGTACAGCGTCAGACAGAAGTTCAACACCGAATGCATCGTCAAGCTCTGCAACACCATAAACAGCAGTGGCGTTAAGCTCGAATGCACGGAGTGACTCGTCACGCTGTGGAGCAATGTTGAAGTCACGCTTCATAGCGATCATCAGAGCTTCAGGAGCGAATACAGCGCCTTTAGCATCGCCAGCGCCGTCGATAGCTACGTTGGCAGACTCATATACATTGATGCCAGCGATAGTACCAACATAACCATTACGCATTGCTTCATTCTGCAAGTCGCCACCATTTGGGTTAGCAAAGGTGTTAGTTAGGTTAGCTTTCAACTGGTACGCTTGGAAAGGATGTACAACAGCATTGATAGGGCCGGTGATCTTAGCAGCACGAAGAGTCGCAGCAGCTTTGAACAGGTCAGCTACAGTGATCTCAGCGCCAGCAGAACCGATAGAGCCAGAGAAGCCGTCAAACAAAGCGATCAGGTCAGTATCGATCTTAGTAGCGATAGCGTTACCAAGAACAGTTCCCAACTCAACAGCAGGGTTTCCGTCACCGTAGGTAGCCATGTCAGTAAGCAAAACCTGTGCGCCTACTTCGCCAACAGTTACAGAAACTGAGCTAGTAGATACAGTGGTGCTTGACATGTCAGTGCCTTCGGTCAAGTCAGCAGCAGCGATTGCTGGGTACTTAGGAACCTGAATAGTCTTGCCAGCTTGGGCTTGGATGTTGTAGTTAGTTACTAGACCCATCATTAAAGATTGCTCTTCAGCAGTGAAACGCGCCTGAGCAACGATATTTACAAATAGATCGTCAAGAGTGGTTGAAGTAGTTGCAGCCATGATAAATTGCCTTTAAATAAAATTAGTTTGTGGTTTGTGGTTACTTTTTCTTCATAGCAGCAAATGCTTCTTTGCCACCAGATTCCCAGTTTGCAACCATATCTGCCACAGATTGAGGCTTCTGTGTAGAGCCACCAGCGTTACCCATCGAGCCTGTGCCACCTTGGGAGGCTTTGACCATGTGTGGGTTTACTGTCAAGAATTCAGTTACCATCTCATTGACGGATAACAAATCACCGCTGTCATTGTAGCGCGGCGTACCGTTAGCGTCCAGCACCTCAACCGTTCCATCATCAGACAGTCTGGTTTGGTCTTTCAACAACTGAGAAACTTGATTCGGATTAACAGCGTTATTATTACCAGCAGCACCTAAGATCGCTCCATCTACTAGCGTCTGTTGCAGCTTGCTTTTGTAACTCTGAATCTCCATGTCTTTTTTCTCGACCGTCTGCTTCAGGATTTTATCAAACTCTCCGCGCTCTTTCTGTCGCTCTATCTCTGCGGCTTCTTTCTTTGCCAGCAGGTCTTTAGCTTCATCAAGGTCTACGCCTGATAGTCTTTTATCGAACTTACGTTGCTCTCTTGCAACACGATCCGCAACAATGCGGTCTAGTTCATCCTGAGTAAAGGTCTTGCTTTCCTGAGTTTCTACTGCAACAGTTTCAGTCTCTGCTTGTGTTTCCATGATTTCATCGCTCATGTCGCGTACCTCTTAAAGAGTATTGGTGAATCGGTACTATAGCATAATTGCTTACTTTTTAACCTTCTTCTTCTTTTTCTTAGGACGGCCAACTTTTGAACCGTATGTTCCTTTACCTTGTGGCATAGTTTATTCCTCGAATACACCTCTGAACCTATGACGGCAATTGT